TTAATTCTTTTCTCTGCACCTTTAGTCTTGATGCCTTCTAGTTCTTTATGAGGAGCTTCTTCTTCTTGTTCTTCTTGGCTATCCTGTAAAGAATTATTTTCTGGTTGTACTTCTATACTTTGTTGTTCAGGTTCATTATTACTTTTTACTTCTTCCTGCTCAATCTCAATCTGTATTTCATCTTCATCCGAACTTCCTGATGTATCAATTGTAGCCCACGAATCACTCATTTATTATTGTCCTTTCTTCCCGTTAACAGCGAAATTAACGAATTGGTTTAAAACCCGCTTTGGTTCTTAGTTTAATATATTACCTTACTTGTTAAAGATACGCAAATATTAATTTGATAATTGATATGTAGGATCAAGAAGAGAAGGTTTCTCTACCTTCATAATAACTTGATCATCAAAAATCAAAAGAAGCTTCAGTCCTTTGTATACAAACTTCTGTCCTGTGTATTTTGCATAGCAGATATAATCTCCTACATTACACCACGGACCTTTTGGAAATTTATCTTCATCTCCATAAGCTAAGTCACCTGCTTTTAAAACTCTACCTACCGTAGTAAGATATGCTACATCATCTTTAATCTTATCAGGGAGAATAATACCACCCTTGGTTTTCTTCTTTATAGATACTGGTAGAATTAGAAGATGGTATCCCGGTAGTTCTGGTAGACTATTCATATCTACTTTAGTATTTTCATCAGTAATCCAATCTACATTGTCTACTGCTTTATCCATTCGTACTGCTTGCATATTATTTATTTTATCCTTCTTCCTCATGTATGCGTTGCTTCACTATGTGCCGAAGACATTCCTTCGACCACTCCAAGCCTTCTATAACACCTACAGAATGCCTGTACTCATCATAGCTGGAAGCATTTCCATATGCAAGAGAATTTTTTATATCTTGTAATCTTTCTTCGTATTTTAAATTTAACTCATCCCAGAAGTTCATTATTTATTCTTACCAGCCTCACCTATAAACTTAGTTAACATATCTGCAGCTTTAAGTGTTTTATCTCTATCTATGTTTGCTTCTGTTTTAGATAGTTCTAAGAGAGCATCCAATGCTGCAATAGCTTTCTTGGAGTTACGATCCATTTCATTCTCCTCTTTCTCGGAGGTGAGGTTGGCACCTTCCTTGAACATATCCAATTGAATGGACATCTCTTTAAGATCAAGCTCACGATTCTTATTAGCAGCCGTTGCAGCTTCCTTAGCCATCTGAGTCTGAACTTTCTGTGCCTCTATGCCAAGACGTTGCTGTTCAATCTGTACCATCTGTGCTTCTGGAGATGCGGCTTGTTGTGACGCAGCCATAGCTTGATTAGCTTGCATGACTTGATCTGCAGCCATAGCAATGACCTGTTCCATAACTCTAGGATCATTAGGATCAATACCTGCTTCAACAGCCTGTGGTCCCTGTTGTTGAATGATACTCTGTGCTACACCGTTAACTTGTTCTTGATACTTCATTATCATATGTTCTTGGATGTTAGCTTGGAGTACAGGAGCAATACGCTGCATCATAGGATTAGCACCATTCATAGGGTCTTGTAGATATGCTGTCTTTACTTGAATGTGAGCATCATGGTTCTGCCCTATGAAAGCTTTAATCGGTATTCCTTTTACTGCTGCCTGAATATCGCTGACAGGATCAAGGGGAATAGGGTCTGGCTTCCTAGGCATAATCTTATCTAGATTAGGAATGTTAGCAGCCGTTAAGATAGTTTTATTTAGTTCTTCTACATTGAACATACCGGGAGGAGAACTCTGAGAAAGCTGTAATGCTAATTGAGCCATCATCATGCGGTGTGCAGAAGAAGGAATATTAGGATCAGAGACAGGAATGATATCAATCCTACCATCAAAATCTTTTTTGAAAATATTTAAGGTTCCATTAGGTACGTCACAAGTAGATTCTTCTGGTAGATATTCGTAGTTAATCCTACCCAAGAGTTTAAATTCTTCGTGTTGTGACTTATGGATACGTTTATGAATAGCACTGAAGAACTTACTACTTGCTTCTAGGAGTGCCATTGTAGTTCCTACAGGACCATAGCTTGCTGCATCCGCTACAACCTGTTCAGAAGTGTCAGCAAACTTCTGTGCCGTAGCAGTAACGAAGTTGAGCATCTGAAATAATGTTTGAGAAGGTTCTTTGTAGGGTAGGTTGATAATCATCTTGGAAAGATCATTACCTGTAGCCTCTACTTCTCTGAACTCACCCGGTGCAATGGGATCGTTATCACCTACAATCCTCATGCCTTTAGCTTTGAAACCACCGGGGAGAGTAGCAAACTGTCCAGCGTCCACCAAGCTACGCATGGCAGCAGTTGCAGTCATGGTCAAGTTACCAAGGAAGTGGATAAGACCTAAACCATAGAAACCAAAACCCGGTACGAATTTATAATGAGTGAAGAACATCTTCTTCTCTTTTCGTTTATCATCCTTGTTGTAATTTCTTCTGATAGACAAAACCTGTTGTGTTTGTTCTTCAATGGTAACAATATAAGGTAGAGCTATAGCTTCATCGTCATTAAATGGTTCCGGTAATTCAAGATAACAATGTTGTTCCAAGACAACATACTGAGAGTCATTGTTACCTGAAGGAGACAATCCCATGATCGTATCCATCTTCTGACTAATAGGAGCAAGGTCGGGAGTTCCTGCTGTAGGTAAATCTATATCAGCGTACATCCCGGAAGCTATGTCTCTCTTCATCTCTACTTCAGAACGGTAGATAACATGAGTATAACGATCTGCTCGTCTAAGGTCAGTAGCATAATAAGAAACATAGAACTGATCAATAGGTACAAATTCTGATACTGGTCGATTTAAATTACTATCAAAGTAAATCTTTTTAAAGGCTGAACCTATGAGTGGGAGATGGAAGAGCATTCTCTCGAACTCATCAAAATACTCAGGCATTTGATCTGTTATCTGATAGTTCATAAACTGCTTTACTCTTTGAGCTTGGTCTTCTTTCTCTTCTGTTACTTCCCCAATGATCTGGGACTTAACAGGACCAGCAGCAGGGAATAGTTCCTGTGTAGCTTTGGATTGGAACTTAACTGCAGACTCAATAAGGACAGGATGAACAGCAGTACACGCACCTTCAAAGGGTTCGGAGGTTTCTTCTAGCTTTAATCCTAGAAGATCAAAGCCTCTTTCAAACATACTCTCCCATTCTGCTCTACTCTCCTTATCAGAGGTAAAGTTTTCGTGTACCTTAATAGCAATGTCATCTAGTACATCTTCATCAAGATCATCTACTAGATTCCTGTAGAACTCTTCTTCCGTTTCTTCTACTTGTTCTTCAGACAAGCCTTCATCTTTATTGGTTTTAAATTCTACTACCACTCCACCATCTTCAGGATCGTATTCGATACTGGTATTCTCATCTCCTGTCTCACCTTCAATCTCAATAGAGATTTGAGTTTCAGGAATAGGATCAAATGGATTACGTTCAGTTGCCATATTTATATCGCCTTTGCTGTGTAATTATATGGATTGCGTTCTACTACAGAACCACCCCTTTTTCTTTGTGGTATCGTTTCTTCTTCTTCTTCTCTTAGAAGAGGCTTTGATGCTCGTACAGGAATAGCAATTTCTGGTTTTGCATCCTTATAAAATTTTGAATAATCTTTACTTGTAGGTTTTAAATTTGCTACTGCTTGCGCTCTTGCCCACTGTTCTTTTGTTCCAAACCCTAAGGGTACTGGTAAGTCTTTACCTTCTACATCTTTTATATTTACACCATCTATACTTTCATATCTCTCTAATGCCTCTTTTGAAGCTTCTTTTTTTCTGTTGTCAAGTTTCTTTTTTGCTGCTTTTTGTTTAGGTGTCATTTTTTTAGTATTAATTAAATCATAAGTTAGGGGACTAGAAACATTCATATAACGATCAGCACCGGGAAGTTTTCCTATTGAATCTGTTTTAATTACTTTTTGTAATCTAGCCGGAGTGCCAAATAAATCATGTTCATCATTAACAATTGTAGTTACTTTTCCTTTTTTATTTATAGCAGTCATATAGTTAACACCACCTAGCTCCCAAGCATCAGTTTTTCCTGATCCTGTAATAATAGCGGCTCGACCTTTAAGAACTTCATTAGGATTTAAAATGTTAAGACCAGTTTCCTCCAGACTTTCTAAAAATTTCTTGTCAGAAGTGTAAGGTTTTTTAGAAGAGAAGACAGATTCTTTAATATTGTTTAAATTTACTTCTTTTCCATCTATTGTTTTAAATATCTTACCTGACATTGTATGATCAGTAGTTCCTGCAGAGTGAGTATGTGTTCTTCTTATATTCATTTGATATGTTTTCTTTGGGTTCATTCTCTGAACCTTAGAGATTTGTTTAAATATTCCTTGGATATCTTCTTTACCTACATCCTCCCAAGATAAGTCACCTACTGTATCAAAGTAGTCATCTACATTAAACTTGTTAAAAGTTTTAATATGATCAATCTCATCTATATTTTTTAGTAGTCCTTCATGTATCCCGCGACTAGCTCCGTAATATTGTTTAGTCATAGAGCGTGATTGGTTTAACTGCCCCATAGCTTGTTTAGCTGCAATAGAAGCTGGTTTTATTTTTTTTGCTAGTTGATCTTTGGTTTCACCCATTATCTCTAATAGGTCTTTGTATTCTTTCGTAAACTCTGGTCCTATAATTTCTCCTTTTTTAGTAAAAAGGTTTTTTCCAGTAAGTGCTTTTCCAGTACTAAACATCTCTGTTTCTAAGTTATCTAAAGCCTGTAGTTCTTTTTTAAGGGGAGCAGCTTGAAGAGTTGCCTCTTCATTAATTTTTAATGCTTTCCTTGCTGCTTTCTGATCTGCAACACTAATATTAAATTCTTCTTGTATTGCTCTAGATTCAGGACTGTATCTAGCCTTGGCTACATTACCTACACCTTCCGGTAAAGTCTTAGCCCAAGATACTCCTTGTTTTACTGGATCATTTGTTGCATAAAAACCGGGTATATCATTTCTCAAATTAGTAAAAGCTTTTTGTGCAGTTCTGGTAACACCTCCAGAAGGAACAAAGGGTATTAAACCTGCTGCCATCATTGCAAGATTTACTAAACTAG